CAATCAGCCCCGGTGGTTGTGAACGTTCCAGCTCCAGCGCCTAACCGTACTATGGGTAGCGGTGGATCTAGCAGCGCACCTCGTATGAAGCAACAACTTAGAACCGGAGTTCGAGTCACCGTTCAACGTAAGAAGAAGAAGAAGCGAACTGTCCAAGGCTTAGGGGCTGACAGTTCGATTCAGGAGACTCGGAATGATTACGCGACCCTTTTCTGATATTCTTGCCCTATTAGACTCAGACAGTGGAGTCAGGCTCAAGAAGATTATGCAACGGTCGGTCACTGGATATGACAAGGATCTAAGGTCACCTCTCTACGACGAGAGGCCCAGAGATGAGATAGTAGAAATATTTGATCGTCTCGGTTCGTTTGGACATCCTGAGATGGATGTGATCGACGAGAAAGAGAAGTCAAAGATCGGGCCCTACTCTCTACGCGCACCATGGGAAAAGATTAGGGACACCTTCTATCCGTATTTCCAAGTGCCAGATCTTCGTGGTAACACGAAAGCTTGGGCGGATGCTAGGTTGAGATTGATGAATACACTTCCCTATCGTTCGTTGCGTACCCTTAGTTTAGAGGCGGCCATGAACTTCGTTCCAACCCAGACCAACTGGGGCCTCCCGTATCTGAAAAGACCAAATGACCAGGAGAAGCAGGAGTATCTTGACCGCGCGCGTGCAATCAGATTCTTTACCGAGATATTACCTTTTGTGCTGTTCTGGAGAGGACAACCTAATGGTAGCTACGATTTTATCAAGAATCGGCATGTTCATGGTGGTGACCATGTCGACACCATAATGTGGGAAAGTATTCTGCAGCCGTTACTTGCAGTATTGAGAAAATTTCGTGGCTTTGCTGCCTGGAATCCTAGCGAAGTAGTTGATCAAGCTGTTACTGACATGCTTCTTTTCGCTAAGAGGAATGGTTGGCTTATTCTCTCGGGTGACCAGACCGGATTTGATACCCACTTTTCATCCGGTGTGGCAGATGTGGCTTTCGATTGTCTCGAAGGCTGGTTCCAGCCAAGTGATGCCAAAAGGATCAACATCCTACGGGAGTCGTTTAAACACAACGGATGCGTGTGTCCGGACGGTTGGATAGACGATAGAGATGGAGGCATCCTCAGTGGAACTGGTGGTACTAGCATTATCGGTTCGCTAGGCAATCGCTTTGCTAACTTATATTGTGCTAGTGCCTCTGGGGCGGAGTTGAAGGCGATAGAAGTCATGGGTGACGATTTTGTGTCTGTCTTTGACCACCTCGATGCCAAAGCTCTGGAAGAACTGATGCTCGAGATTGGCTTTGATGCCAACAGCTCTAAGCAATTTGAATCAGACCGTAGTTGCCACTATCTGCAACAGTGGCACTCCTTGGACTATATGATCGATGGTATCGCTCACGGAGTCCGAAGCCCATTCAGAGCCTTGAACGGAATGATCTCATATGAGGCGCTCCGCTCGGGATGGAAATCTGGTGGAATGATGGATAGCACGCGCTGGTTCATGCAGGGCGAACAGGTGAAATGGGACACACGGTTCCGCGAATTCACAGTGACGTGGTTTAAGGGAGACAAGATTACCCGCTCAGGCGAGTACGAC